CTGTTGAGCGAAAGGCAACACACGACCGATAGCGCCCGCAAATTGTGAGGTCTCAAAGTTACCCGCACGCGCCGTAGCCACAATGATGTCAGTAGCAGACGCCGCGCTCAACACCTCAGAACCGTAAGCGTTCATCGCGCCAGCAAGCGCACGCGAAATATCTGCCGTCTCACCTAGCCCCGCCGCAGACGCCTTAGCAGACGCGTCCAAAGCCGACAACGCATCATCGCCACGCAAACCCGCAGACGTTAACACATACAACGCATCCGCTAGTTCCGCAGGCGCTTTCGCGGTTTCGCCCGCCAACTTCAGGACAGCGGTTTCCATCACTGCAACTTCATTCGCAGCGATACCAACCAACGACACGATTTTCTTCATGGACGATTCAAAGTCATTAGCCAACTTGACCGCACTGGCACCGATAGCGACTAGGGGCAGTGTCACGCCTAGTGTCATTTTTTTGCCAGCAGCGGACACGCTCGCGCCAACCGCAGACAGTTTACTGCCCATATCTTTAAACGAATCAGAGATACCGCGAGTAGCCTCGGTTGACGTTTTCTTTAAAGAGTCTAAATCGCGTTGCGCTTTCTTAATGTCTTTATCATTGTATTCACCGTAAATGTGTACGCGTATGCCCTTGTCAGCCATTGCTATAAACCAACTTTCCGCATAGCGTCCTGAACAATTTTTTCGATATCAGAGCGAACACCTGGGGCTACTTCATAATACGCTTTAGGCGCAAAACGCGGCATTTTTTTAACAGACCCATGTTTGGCAATAATGTTGCGATTGAAAGGGATACCAGCATTTTTCTTTCCCGCTAATTCAATAATGCCAGCGCCCGCATTGGCACTGAAAACAGTGTACCCAAATGCTGTTCTTGCTCCCCTAGACCTTCGCGGTTTACTTTGGCGCACTGTGGTTTGTCTCTTAACCGTCGCAAGGCTATACGCCAGGTCTCGGTCACGTTTAGCGCTATACCACTTGCCCCAGTTTCTTAAACCTTTATCCGGGTACTGATCCTTAACAGCAGCAACCAACGGCCTTGACGCGGCTTTGATCTCTTTTTTCATCTGCTTGGAAATGTCTTTATCAAACTTTTCCAGACGGTTAACAAAGGCAGCGACCCCTTCTGCTCTTGCAGGCATTATCGCTCCCTTGACTGTTTACGTTCCTGAACACGACGCCAACGAAGATAACGTTGCATAGTGGCAAACATCCTAGGACTCTCTGCCTCCAAATCACTAGGCAAACAACCCCACTCATACGCCAAATGCACTACAGCCCAATGGGTTGACTGCTCTCCAAAGGGACAATTTTGTTATCCTCCGAATCACCAACAGTCACATTAGCGACCGTCTTCACCCACTTTTCAAAATCGTTGCCCGCTTTATCGTTGCGCTGCAACGCGTGCCAAGCAAGCCACAGAATCCATTCAAGTTTCAAACCTGAACCGAACTCCGTAATAGGCTTATCAAATTGACGTTCAAACGCGAGCAGGTCGGGTACCGACGCCACCGCAGTAGCGTCGGCCCCGTCCTCATACTGAACAGACATCGTGAAACGCATCATCAGAATTACACTCCAATCGCAGGTAGATGCTAGGACAAAATTAGGCTGGTGCTACGGCGCGTGTAACTTCACCGCTGATCGGCAGAGACACACTCACGGTAGCGAGATCGCCAACCGCTGAATCCACCGGGTTGTACTGCGACACAAGCACATCGAACTGGTACTCAGGGTTGGTGGTGCCAATAGCGGCAGTACCACCGGGGCGCACCTTAACAGCAGCAGTGCCGCCAAGGTTAGGCCACATCAGCGAATCAATGCCGCCAGCGCCAAAGTCTTGGTGAAACTCGAAATCAACTGAACCTGACTTCAGCCCACCGATGCGGGTATTCCATCCGCCACTGCCAAAGTTGGTGACATCAACGTCAGCGGCTTCCAAACTAATAGACACGGAAGCACACGACGATGAGACTGTGCTGCCCGCGAACTCGATAACGGGATCGGTAACGACAAATGTCGCCATTGTGTGCCTCCTCAGGCATAGACAACCACAGTGAATTCCACTGCGGCATAAACAGTTTCGCCCACTTGCACTATCTGATTACCATTCGTGCGGGTAACCTGAAGGGTCTGGGCAGAACCCCCCAAACTTCGGTCGGCTTCTATAGCCGCTTTCACACTGGCAGCGCCATCAGGATCAGCGTAAGCATCTAAACGGTTCTGCGCGTTACGTTCAGACGTGCGCCCCACAATCACAGTCACAGGAAATTCATAGGTGTGTAGCCCGTTGCGAAACGCCGTATCGTAAGTGATCGTTGCAGACCCTACAACGGCCACAGGGGGCGCGATATCGTCTGGGATATATGGAGAAACCCTCAACCCTGTTATGGCCGCCAGGTTGTCTCCTAGGCCGTTACGGATACTGTTAATGCTCACGCGACACCTACAGGGTCACGGCGGAAAGGTGCAAGGATCGCAGCAACGTCAGCGTCCACACGCGACACCCTAATGACACCCATGTCCGGCCCGATACCCGCGACACCTAGCACACTGTCGAAACGCTTAAACAGCCTCAGAGACATGAGGATACACGCCTGCACAACATCGGTAGGGACAGACGCAAACCCAAACTCTGCCGTGACCTGAACGCTGGCCTCGCCAAGATTCTCACGATACCAACCAACCGGAAACAGGTAGTCACCTATAGCACGCAATTTAGTCGTAGGAAACACCACCCCATTGCTTCGATTGTTCAACGGCTCACGTTGATAATCTGACGCGCTCCACGTCGTATCGTACACGCCATCTAGATCGTCACTTGTACGCAAAGTCAATGTGACACTAGCAACATCATCAATATCTACCGTGTAACTGTTTTGCGCGAGATACACGCGAGTCTCTACACCGTCAGTGAAAAACCTACGGGCGCAATGCTGGTCAATCATTCTTGACGCGGACTCAATCGACAATTCCAATAGTTCATCGTCTACTGTGTCTGTGATTCGTGCGGCGGCTTTCACTTGCGCCAGTGTCGCGTAACCGTTAGTAATAGCCATGTTTCATTCCTCCCGGTCAGCGAACCCCGCCAACGCGGGACGCCACAACTCATTATAAATTTTGTCAGCATCATAGTTATCAACAATGTGTGCACGCGTGTCAGCGGAATGCTTATCGTCTTTACGGTCGTACGATTCTTCCAACGCTCGGGCCATGTCGTGAACACTCGGTGTGTTAAACCATGCACCCTGAGCGGCATCCCACAACGGTTGCCCAGACACCTTCCAACCATCCACAACTAACTCAGGTTGAGCAGTAAAATTATTCACAATAACTCTTGTGCCGCAGGCCTCAGCCTCCGCGACAGTCAACCCGAAACCCTCACCCAACGTAGCGGCAAGCAACACATCTAGACCCGTGTAGATAGCGGCCATAGCGTCATTCGGTATACCAGTGCGCAGCAAATACTGATTAACGTAATGCACCTGATTTTTGTTGATCCCTACCGAATCGATCAATGGTTGCAACGGAATACCGCCCATTGCGCCAGATATCTCCGAATGAATGTACAGGTGGGCGTCAGGCTTATTGCTTGCAAACATTGACCACGCCAGCAACTGCTCACCGAAAGCCTTACGCACCGGGCTTGTACCCTTATTCGCGTTAATGATTCCCGTAACGTGCACGTCATCGTCAGAAATGTTCATCAACTCTCTGCCAGTACGGGCGACGCCTGACGCGTCTTCGATTGTGGCAGTAGGTTTAAAAGTGTTTGTGTCAATGCCGTGAGGTATGCACAGGTGTTCAATACCGGCGGCTGTTAGTTGGGCCGCGCCGTAGTGACTCATGGCGATAGGTGTCACGTTATCTTTCGCGCACCACTGCGCTACCTTAGGTGGGACAGGCAGATGATCGATAGGCACCCACGACGCGATAGGGATAGTGTCTAGGCCAGGGTTTGAATACACCCAGGTGTCGTAAAGCGTTACCAGCAAAGGTGTTTGGCCAAGGTGTTGCCGCGCCCAGTCAGCGTAATACGCGGGTAGGACATCTTGCGAATACGCGTCAAACCCACGTGGGAAATGTTCAATGCCTTCCCACTCGCTCATAGTCGCTTCTAGGCCATAGTTAACCGCGACCGCCACAGAGTGCCCATCGTTAACCATCCGTGACGTGACCTGTTTAGTTTGCTGCCCGTAACCTGTTGCAGCCCAAGCAGCATTAGACGCCCACAGTGTCGCTAAAGTTTTCATCGCAGATTCCTTTACTGTTCGCAGGTGGGTGCTAGGTGGAGTGCAACCTGCGAGTGCGCCCCACCTAGCGGCTTACATCTCACATATCAACACGCAGGGAATACGTTGATACGCAAGAACTTTACTGGTTAAGCAGTACCGCCACGGAACACCTTGACGGCTTCCTGCTGGCCAAGGTCGCCCCAGATCCGCATGGTTGCGCGGAAACCAATTTCATCGGATGCGAAGTAGGCATCGTCTGAACGGGCGATCTCAATGCCGCCAACCTGACGGACATGGTACGAACCGTGCCAACCAAACGTCACAGACTTGTTAGCCGTGCCGATGGCGGGGATGTCCGGGTTATCGAAGATCGGGAAACCGAGCAGGCTATCGGGAGTTCCGACAGTTGCCGCAGGCTGGAACAGGTAAGCGCCCTGACCGTCCTTGAGTTTCCGTGCAGCACCTAGAGTCTGGCGATTCATCTGCCACGCGCCACCCATCCGCACATACGACCCATTGACCGAGTGTGCAAGGTCAATCAGGTTATCCGCAGTGAAAGCACCAGTGACACCCGTGCCACCAGTAACGCCCGTGCCAGCAGCAACCACAAGACCATTTGGCTGCACAGTGCCAGTACCGACAGTGAGCAGCGCATTAACCTTGAGACCCAACGCAATACCAAACATGCGGGCAAGGTAACCCTCAATGTCGAAGCCTGCATCGGTGAGCAACTCGCGGCTAGCCTTAGTGAGAACAGCGACCTTCTGTGACTTCAGCGTGATGCTGGAGAAC